CAACTGACGCTCCAACAGAGCAGTGACCGATTTAACTGTTTGATAATGGGTCTGGTTGCTTAAAATTAATATAGCACGGAATCTACAGAATGTTAGATCGACCTAATTTATCTGCAACTTTCTTTCTATATGCTGAATCTCTTGAGTATCGAGGATCATTCATAGCTTCTACTAGCTGCGCATTAGATTCAAAGACATCATTACTAGATCCTCTCGATGACCTACCACCTATAAGTCTTGGCTCTTGATCTGTTGCTGCCATGTATCGTGCCTGGAGTCCATCAACTGCAAGTCTTACATAGTCAACATCAGTTGACTTCATAGCTTTATCGTATGCTTTGCGTTCTGGTTCAGTAAAGTTTTGTGCAGCCCATTCAGTCATTTGCTTGTAGCGTTCTGCGCCACCATACTCATTCTGCAAGTCAGTAGCCTGTTGTACTGATAGCTCATTGTCTTTTGTAGCCCTGTACTGCAAACCATCAAGGTACGATTCAACCATATTCCTAGAAAAACCAGCACTCTGGAGTTGCTCGTAGTCTGCATCTTCTAGCTTGCCATTCTTTTGCCAGCGTTCATTCATGTTGCCATAGTCAACACCAGCCTCTTCCAGTTTACCTCCAACAAAATCTCCATAGATTTCTTTTGCAGTCTGTGGTTGCGACTCTGCTACCTCTTCTCTTTGTTCTGGAGGTTGGCTTTGTTTTCTTTGTAATTCAAGATACGCTTTCTCTAATTCTTCTTGACTCTTGTACTTACCAGCTAATAGTTTCTCCTCCCCTTGGATCTCAACATTATCCTCCTGGGCAATCTGTTGTTCCTCCGTGGCGTTAGGATCTACAGCTGTGGTAGGTTCTTCTCTAATAGTTACTGGTTCTGGCATAGTTAGCTAATAATAATTTCGTTTGTTTTTGGATCACGTTTTGCAGCTGTGAATGAGGCTGTGGGTTCTGTGTTCTCTTCCCCCTGTATAACTATCTCTCTTACTCCTGTTACTACAGGTGCATCAGAGACAGGTTTCTTAACCGATTTCTTGGGTTGCTTCTGCGAACTGGTTGGCATCAATACCTCCTGTTTGATTAGTAATTGCTTGAAGTGCCTGGG